TTGTTAAGCTGTTTGATATGTAAAACTTGCTAAAATTTTATTTGCATTACTTCCTGTTGATAAATCACTTACATCTGAAGCTGTAAGATTTCCATTAGATGTTGTACGATAATTTAAATTTAAATAACTATTACCACTTTCTAATGCAACAAAAGATGGATTATCTCCACCCCAAGCAGTTCCAAATACTGATGCACCACTAGTAACTCCAGAAGATGATATTGAAAAAGGAAGTCCACTAATTCTAACATCAGCACTAGCAGTTCCTACTGTAATAGCATTTGTAGAAATAATAAAAGTAATTTGAACAATCCTACCTATTTTAGTATAATAACCAGATTGACCTAAATAAGTAATACTTCCAAATGAGCCAAGACCTGAAACATAAGTAGGTGTCCAAGTTCCTTCTTCGTAATCGTCTAATAAGTTAGAAGCAGTAGCTGTTGTTGTTCCTAAATAAATTCCTTTAGATGCTGTATCAAATAAAATGTTATCTGATAAAGTTAATCCACTAGATAATGTTCCAACACCTGTAATATTAGAAAATGAACCAGAGCCTAATTTTGAATTTGTTACAGTACCATCTGCTGGAACTGTAATTAATCCTGTTCCATAATGTAAAAAGAAATCGCAAGTTGATGTGCTAGGTACTGCAACTCCAAAATCTATTGTAGAAGTTGAAACTGAGAAGTTAGTAGCCTGTACAACACCATCAATAGAAATTAATAATGATTGTGCAGAGTTAGGTGTAAATGCTACTGAACTTTTTGTAATAGAATAAGAACTAGAGCCATCAAATGTGATGTTATCTAAAACTTCTATGTTTGATATTTTATCTGTTCCTCTGCCTAAATAACTCATTCGCCACCCCCATTATCTATTACTGTTCCACCATCTGCTATCCATTCTTGAATTGCTTGGTAATCTGTGTTTGCTTCGTCTAGTGGTACAAAATATATAATTCCATCTCTAGTCATTTTATACATATTTTTTATATTTTTTATATTGCAATAAATTATTTCTACTTGTGTAATCATATTATAACTCCGCATCCGCTATGTAACCTGGTGGATCAATATAAACATTATTACCAGCTCCATATATTCTAAAACCATCACTTGTTGCTGAAGCTGCTGTTGGTCCAGAACTCCAACCATGTGCAGTTCCAACTGTAATTGTTGGTCCAGCTCTCATTAATTCTCTAAACATATAATAATTTTGTAAATTATTTGTTCCATCATAATTATTGTTTCCATAAATTTCTGAATTTAATTTAATGTAATATCTTTGGCATCTTGACATATTTCTATCAACAGGCAAGAACTCAAAATCAGATGCTGATGTTCCAGCTTCTAATTGTACTCCAGTAATATACCATTCGTTAGCTGTGCTATCTGCAAGATTAACATTACCTACTGCTCTGTTTGTGTTTACTGTTGAACCCCAAGATGTTTGTAAAGTACCAGATGTAAAATCTGAACCAGCAGCTAACCACCATATTACATTCATACTTAAATTATTGTCGTTTGTAAAAGCACCTGTAGTATCTCCAGCAAAAGTTATTTCTTTTTTCTCCCAAGTGTTCGCTGAATTAATTGTATAAGATTTATTAATGTTTCTTGAATTATCTGCATCATCAATTTCACAAACATAAGTTCCAGTTTTATTTGATTTAACCCAAAAACTTAATGTAAGACTTTCTGCATTTGCAGTTCCTTTTTTTAAATATTGTAAATTTTGACCTTCAAATCTTGTTTGCATAAGAAGTAAATTACCAGAATCAGGAGAAGCTTTAGCCGTTGTGCAATCCATTTTTAAAGATTTAGCAAAACCTTGACCACTAGGTACATCAGTTGATTGAGATTGTGTCCAAGTTCCTAAAGAACCTAGAGAAAGAAGCCATCTATCTATTGTTTTGTATCCACCGTCTGTAATACCACTTTCAGAAGTTCCTCTTTGAGCAATACTCATATCTCCATTGATGATGATGTTTCTGAAAGGGTTGCTAACAGGAGTAAAAGATAAATCAGCAGTAGTTATAGTTCCATCAGAAATTTTTGCAGAGGTTACTATACCATCTGCTATATCATCAGTTTCTAAAACTGCATCTGCTGGTTTTGTTCCAAGATAAGCCATTACGATACATCTGTTAAAAGTTGTAAATGAACATCAGCATGACCTGAAGCGTTATCTGATTGTGCTTGAATTTTATCTGAAGTTTGTAAAACTATTTTAGGTAATTCAATAGATGAGCCTGTAGGTAATGGAATATTCTCAAATATAAATTTTCCAGCAGTTGCTGAGTCATCATATTTTTTTAATGAAACATTTATTGAAGTAGTTGTTGTATTAGCAATAGTTCCAGCGATTACTAAAGATTTATTACTTGCTGTAAATACATCTGTAAGAGTTGCATCAGTTAAACTTATTTGTGCATCTGAAAAATTATTAGCCATATTATTATCCTAAAGCGATTGAAAATGGAATAGCACTTGGGTCTGTTTCTGTAATAGAAACACCACTAGGAAGTGTTATTGCATTGGTTGATGTGTTAATTGAAAATAATTCTAAGTCATCTGTTCCGTCAAACAGTTTCATAGCGATTGTGTTTGTTGCAGAATTATCTAGCCAAATCGTTCCAGCTATAGCAGAAGCTGGTCTTGATGAACCTAAATGCCCTGTATTCAAAGCATTTAAACTACTATTTAGATCACTTCTAAATTGAGCAAATGTTACGTTATCTATTGTTATTTGTGATACTTGTGCCATAATTAAATTATTACTTGTCCTACTCCTTGTACAATATAGTCGAAAGTTCTGTCAATACTTGTATCACTACTATTAAAAAATTCAATAGTAAATCCTGTCGTGGATTTTGAAGTTATTGTATAATAATCTCCATTGGCTAATGATTGAGCCGAGATACCTATTGCTGGGTTTAGTTTAAATCCAAAATCATAAGTTATTGTTTTTCCCCCTGTGCCAGAACTAATATCATTACCACTTTCATTTCTTTTAGATAAACTTGCTGTAACTGATAATTCATCTATTAATGCTCTAGCCCTTAAATTATCAGATGTAAATAAAACTCTGAATTTAAAATAACGACCTATATGCTCTCCAATAGTAAATGGTTTAAATGCTGAATAAGTAACATTATCATCACTTGTAGATATTTCTAATATAGTATGTGCGTCTCCTGATGAAGTTCCATCAAAAGGGTTTGGTCTTCCATCATCAAATAAAGTAGTTGCATCTGGTCTTCCATTATCAAATACCTCTGATACATCTTCAATAAACTGTGTAACAGATGCTGTAAATTGTCCTTTAAATTTAGCACCTAAATCTATTGTGTTTGCAAATTCATAAATACCTTGTGTTGGTACTCTAGTTGCAGTATCTCCAATAGTTGCTGTTGCAGTTAATCCAATAAAATTGGTTGAATCTCTAGTAACTAATTCAACGTCAGTTTTAGTTCCTGTAAATGCAGTATGCTCATTAATAGTAGTTTGATTAACAAAATTTACTGATGAAATATTAGTTGTAACAATAGTTTCGTTTGAGGATTGGTTTCCTAATTTATCTTGTGCTTTGATAAGATAAGAACCCGTCAATAAGGGTAAAGTCAAACTTGTAGCTGGACGACCAATTCTATCTACTAAGTCCACAGAGTTTTGCCATGTAGGATTAACTAAATCTGTACTAAATTTTAAAACATAATAATCTAAATCTAAATCTGATATAGGTGTCCAACTTAATAAGGCTTGATCTCCTAATACATTGATTGCAAAGTTTTCTACATCACTTGGAACAGCAGTTTGACCAATTATTTGTCTTTGTTCTGTAACATAAGTAGATTTAACTCCAAGTGCATTTATCCCACGAACTCTAACTGTATATGTAGCATTATCAATTACATTCAATATTTGGTGTCTTAATGCAATCCCTCTACCTACAACTTTAAAATTATCTACAACAGCAGTTCCATCTCTATCTGTATCTTGTCTTAATTCTACCTCATATTGATCTATAAATTGGTCAGTTGATGCACCAATTAAAACATTTAAACGAGTGATAACTGTACCATCATTATATTCAACAAGATCATCAGTTAATGTAATATTTGCTGGTGGCTGAATAGTAAATGGGTTAGGTAAGTTTGTTGTTGGTATAGTTGTTGCCTCTGCTTTTTCTGACCATTGATAATGATTATCTTGATATTCAACAAGTGATAATCCTACAGTTAAATCTCTATTAAAAGTAATTCCAAGAACTCTAAATGGTTTAGCAGAAAATCCTAAAGAAGAATGTGTAATATTAACTATATCTCCAATCGCTAAATCATAACCATTAAAATCAACATTAATACCTAAAGATAATGCTTCTCTACTTCTTCTAAGTATTACTTCTGCCATTTCTTCAGCTTGATATTGTGAAGTTATTGTTGTGAAATTAAATCTGCCCTCTAATAAGAAACCACCATCTTCTGTTTTCATTGTTGCGT